TTGTTTTTGGCGGCATGTCAAGCCTGTCAAAGTGTATCAAAGCCTGCCAAGCTTAAATCAGCACTAAAAGCTTTGATATTCGGCACTATAAGGGCCGTTTTAGTGCTTGACCGGGAGGGGACGCGGTTGCTGACCGAGTTGTCTGTGCAGAGTATGAAGCCGAAGGCGCAGCGCTTTATGAGGGCCGACAGGGACGGGCTTTATCTTGAGGTCGTGCCCGGAGGGCAGAAGTATTGGTGGTTCGTATCGCAGGCCGGCGGCAAGAGGAAGAAGGTGTCGATAGGCAAGTGGCCCGACGTGTCTTTGAGGCGGGCGCGGGAGCTGCTGGCAGTTAAGAAGCGGGAGGCGGGGATCGCCTGTTTCTCCCCCGAGGTGGAGGGGGTGCTTTTGTCCGAGATCGCGGAGGAGTGGTACCGGGTGCGCATTTCCGGTTTTTCCGAAGGGCACAGGGCGCGCGTCCGCCGCTGGCTCGACGATTACGTCCTGCCGAAGTTCAAGGGGCGCGCGCTGGCCACGATAACTGGGCCGGAGATTTTGGCCGTCTGCCGCGAGGCAGAGGGCAGGGGGCATTTTGAGACGGCGCATCGGGTGCTGAATGTTTTCAGCCAGGTTTTTAAGTATGCGATGCCTTTTTATGTGCAGGGGGATCCTACGGCCATTTTAGCAGGGAAGCTGGCGCCGGTCCGCACGAAGCATTTCGCGAGGGTGACGGACGCCCGGGAGGTTTCGATCCTGATGCGGAGCATCAGAGGGTATCCGCGTCCGCGCGTGCGCAACGCTCTGCTGTTTTCGGCGTATACTTTCTGTCGTCCCGGCGAGGTTCGGATGGCGGAGTGGGGCGAGTTTGATTTGGAGCGCGCGGTGTGGCGTATTCCGGCAGAAAAGATGAAGATGAGGCGGCCGCATATCGTGCCGCTGGCGAAGCAGGTGGTTGAATTGCTGAAGGATCAGCGCGACCGCATCGAAGTATCCGGGCTTGCCGGTAGGTTCGTCTTTCCGTCTGAGCGCGGGGCGTCGCGCCCGATGAGCGCGGACACGGTGCGGATCGCCATCCGCTCTATGGGTTTCGGCGCTGATGCGATGACGGCGCACGGCTTTCGCGGAATGGCCTCTACGCTGCTTAATGAAAGCGGCCTTTGGAGCCCGGACGCTATAGAGCTTCAGCTCGCGCATGTGGAGGGCAATTCGGTCCGCGCGGCGTATAACGAGGCGACGATGCTGCCGGAGAGGACGCGGATGATGCAGTGGTACGCGGATGAGCTGGACGGGCTGGAGAACGGTTTGCCATAATACTTATGCTCTCTGCGATTTCCACTGCCAAGGCGGAATAGCAGGACATAAGGCATAGCCCACCGCTTTCGCAAAGGGCTATAGTTATGATTGCTGTTTTTTAAGGTACTCCCTCATCTGTCTGGAGAGGCAGGAGGGACATGTGCAGTCTTTGTTTTTTGTGATATGTGACAGTCCGTATATTTGCGGCCCGTTTTTGTCAAAGCACGATTGTATAATGTCGAAATATTGAGCATCGCCTCTTTCATATCTTCTAAAGACTGAGTATGCAATGTGGTCTGCTGCCTGTATCGGTCTCGAAGTTTTTGAATTTACAAAAAGGGGCACTTCCGGAATGCTATTGAGGCGTTCGTTCCATTTAGTTCCTTTTCTCCGAAATTCTATCATCATATCCTGAAGGACAGATTCATAGGCTTCGGATTTGTCTATGATTATCAATCCCTTTTCTTTGTTGTTGCCGTCTCTCTTATGAATTCTGGCTATATATTTGTCGAAGCGGCTGCACAGATCTTCAAAGGCCGTTTTCATCGGGTCTGTTTCCGTGTTTTCTTTTTTATTGATAACCGCTGCAAGTATGCAGGCGCCGGATCTCTTAGACTCGTTGGCGATTATTTTAAGGACCTCTTTCTGTGTTTGCACACGGTTTTCCCTTGTCATTGTCTCCCATGGCTCTTTGCCGCGCGGACAATAGATTTCGGACGCATGGAATTCTACTGTTTCCGGTGCCTGATTAGATATTTCCCCGGCAAGTTCATTCATCCTTTTATTTATCCAAAAAAGGCTGTTTTCATGTAGTATCAGGCCTGCAAGGACAAAATGTTCCTCTTTTTGATTGCGTACTGAGCCAGAATCGTCCAGATATAACAGATACGTAATTGTCACGCCCCTTATAAAAATACGGGAGCCATTTATGACTCCCGCTTCACCAATTACTCTGCACCATCTTTTTCGCCGAACCAAGTTGCCTTGTGGGAACAACCTGCGTGTGCCCCGCTGTCCAACGTTGTGCGCCGAGTGAAAGAACCGCGTCTTTCAACGGACAACCGATTACTGCCCTCTCAACGTAATGCCATTATTACAAATAATAGTCGCAGTGTCAAGGTCGCTTTATATTAAAATATGGCGTTTTATTTCAGTTTATTAACTGCCATTTGTTGGCCGCGGCGGAAGGTTTTTTGCTCGGCTTCGTCGGGGAATTTTCGTTTTTCTTGGACTTTCGGTGTTGGGCGGGGGTCAGGTTGTCCATTTCGGGGGCGTCGCTCTCCTTTACAGGATTTTCAGGTGGGGCGGAAAATAGGTTAATTAGGCACAACAACATAGTTACAATAGTGTTGTAATCTATAGAGTATTATATATAATATCATACAAAAGGACGTGGTTATGATGACAATTTATACTATTGGATATGAAGGGACAACGATCGAGGCGTTTATCAAATGTCTGCGGTTTAATCATATCGAAATAGTTATGGATGTCCGTCAATATCCTTTTTCGCGCAAGCCGGGCTTTTCACAAAAAGCTCTGCAGAAAGCACTCTGCGAATCTTATATCGCGTATAGACACTTCCCCGCCCTCGGATGCCCCGTAGAGATCCGCGACAGATACAAAGATAACGATGACTGGCAGGAATACTGCAAATCGTATAACGCATATCTGAGCAGCCACCTTGAAGCGCTTGACCCGCTGATGTCATACCTCCCCGGAATCAACGCTGCTTTGATGTGCTTTGAGGCCGATGCGAACAGATGCCATAGGCTGCTGATTGCAAACAAACTTGCCCGTTTGGTTGCCGGTATAGAGATCAATAATCTTGAGCCGGCAACAACCGCTAAGAATCCACGTCAAAAAGCAAGCTCTGCGCAGCCTCGTATGGCGTTTGCTTAGGAGGGTATATGAGGCTTATTCCGAGCCACTCATGCTCGAATCTATGCTGGTTGCCCATAAGGATCCTTAAATCTTTGGTATTCATATCCGCTTCTATTCTCTCTCTGAATTTCTCCTGCCAGCCGTCACGGTAATCTTTCAGGCAGTTCCTGTAACAGGCGCAGACTTCCCAGTCCGTAAGCTTGATACGGATCTCTTTTTCTCTGTTGTCTGTTGTTTTTACCGTGGTTCTGTAATAAAAATCGTATGGGATTTTTTCCAGTATCTTTATTTTTTGAGACGGCGCATCCTCCGGGAACAGGACGTTGCTGCACATTTCTTCCACTTTTCTCAGTTTTACAAGCTCGTCGTCGTCCCACGCAGTCTTTCTTGCTTTTTTTATTTCCAGCTTTACGGGAAGATCCGGGGCAAAAACTGCAAGTGTCACGCCATCTTCAACAGCCGGTGTGACATATTTCCCCGGAAGGAATGCTGTTATTTTGGGGACTGCGGTCAACCAGCCTTTTCGTTCTTTCCATTTTTTATCCGTGGCAATAGTATTCAGAGGATTTATTTTGTCATAGAATATTTTGCGACTCTCTTTTCTTTTGTCTTCCGTATTGATATAAGTTTCGGCTTCTACCCACTGCCATTTTTTGAACCATTTGTCGCTTTCAAACATTCTGAATGGCACAGGATATATACGACGCATTTCTCCTAATTCCGTTATCCCGGCTACGCAAGTCGTTTCTCCATACTTTGCACTGGGACTCGGGTATGTTTTTGCAAGTATGAGGATTTTTTCTTTTTTGCTTATTTCAATAGGCATCATTGTAAGTTCCTCTAAAGTCTCAAGTTTTTATTTCAGTTTATTAACTGCCATTTGTTGGCCGCGGCGGAAGGTTTTTTGCTCGGCTTCGTCGGGGAATTTTCGTTTTTCTTGGACTTTCGGTGTTGGGCGGGGGTCAGGTTGTCCATTTCGGGGGCGTCGCTCTCTTTTACAGGATTTTCAGGTGGGGCGGTTAGGTTTTTGTTTCAGTTTCCCGTCCACTTGTAGGTTCTGCGGAAGCCGGCGGCTTCGGCTTCTTTCACCGTTGTTGCGTAGAATTCGCCGCTGGCGGGGTCTATTATTGTTTTGTCGTAGTTGATATCGAACGGAAGATGATAAATTTTTTCGCCGCTCGTTCTGTTTATATTGCACTTGATCATAGGATAGTCTTCTATTCCTTCGTTTTCGTGAATTTCGATTTTTAGGGCGTCTGCAAAAGCGCGCGCCGTGTCTGATAATGATGTCTTTGTCCAAAAACAGGCGGCGCATCCGCTGTCTCGTGCGAGGTCGAAAACGTCGAAGACGGTTTTTTGCCCGCTCGTTCCGTACTGCTCGATCATGAAGTGCATGTATGTGCCGAAGAGCTGATTTATGTGTTTTTCGTGAATAAGCTTATCCTTAGACCAGTATTTGCATTGAATGATGAGGGTTCTGCCGTCCTTGCGGCAGATGAGGTCGCGCCCCAAGTCCTCAAGCCCGTCTAATATTCCCTTATACTCAACTTTGTAGCCTTTCGTTTCGTACAGCCATCCGACGTATCGTTCGTAGTCGCGTCCGATCTGACGTTTACTCTTGTTATGCGGGTTTTTGTAGTTGTCTAATGCGCGCTGGTTGCGCTCTGCGGAGGAGAGACGGTTATATTCTTCTTGAGTCAGCCAATTTTTTGTTTCGTCTTTGGTCTCACATTCTGCTGCTGACGCTTGCATTGCAGGGCCTTCGGATAACTCTTCAAGTACGGGGACGGTAGCTTCGTAGTATGCGAGTTTTGTTTCGGCGGCAATTGCACGCTTAGACCACGCGGATATTTCACGTTTTAAATCAGTTTTTATTTCTGCTGCTGTTTTTAATGCGGGATTTGCTTTTATCTGTAAATAATTGCCAAGTTTTAAAGTATATTCTTCCTGTATATTGCTCAGTATAGAGGCTAAATAGGAGAAAGCCTTTGTGATATCTTGGTATAAAAGCTCTTTGGTATTTTGTGCTTGTAATATTTGTTTGTTGTATTCCGCGATGGTTTTTTTAGCTTCTATTTCTTTAATTTTTATTTCTTTAGAGTATTCGGCAATAATTCTTGACGCTTCCTCTTTTTTTGATTCTATATATTCTTTTATTTTATTGCCGTGCGTAAGTTGTTCATACCTATACTGGAGATTTTTCAGCTCTTCTGTGATTTTTTTCTTCTCATCAGATATTTCAATTACGGTCTGTCTTGATTTGTACGTACCATATTTGAAGTATAACGCCTCAGCAATTTTACGTTCCTGTACGGCTATGTAGTCTGCATATGCTTTTGCAATTCCTCCATATGTTTTCTCCGGCTCTTTTATAAGATCGTCAATTATTTGTCTTCTTTCTGCTTCTTCTCTCTTTAATTTTTCAATTTTGTATTCGAGATTGCCTATAGTTTCACAACATTTTATGTTTGCGCGCAAACGAGCGTTGTCTTCCTCTAAAGATTGCTTTGATTTATATATGTAAAATACCCATATAAGAAAAGCGGCCAATCCAAAAAGAATTAGGACAGAGATATCCTTCATTATAAACCTCTCATTCTAAGAATGATAATCGGCGCATATTTATACCTACCTAATTTGCTATTAGGTCTGTATTTCAGAATGCCCTTTTCGGTTTTTCCCTGCGGATTATGGACGTTACTTTGCCGATCACCCGGAACCAAGACGGGTCTTCCGCGTATTCTTTTTCTATTTTTATAGGACCGTACGCTGGGTTGGCGGATCGCAGTTCTACCGATCCGTCCGGGTTGTATAGTATCCACTTGATGAACCAGTTGTCGTTCCACGAAATAAGGACGGCATCGCCGCTTATGGTGTCTTCCGCCGGGTTTATGACGGCGATGGCGCCTTCAGTTATTCCCGCTCCTTCCATGCTGTCCCCCTCCGTGCGAATGCCGAAGGGTCTGCGGCGGTCGTCTATACGGCGGAATTGATCAGACTCAATTATGACGGTGTCTGCCGTTGAAGGCTCTACACCGTAGAGGCCGTTTCCCGCTCCGCAACTGGCCGCCGTTTCTATGCTCAACACGGGGATCTCTATGAAGTTTCCGTCAACACGCACATTTGACGGCTGGTCAGACTTAGGCTGCGCCGACTTTCGTTGATACTGCTGCTCTTCTCCTGATAAGGTTAAGAGGATATTCAGTTCTTCTCTGCGCGGCGTCTGCCGCCCGTGCTCCCAACGCGATATTGTAACCGGGCTCACTCCTAATTTCTTCGCTAATTCTGCCTGAGTCATCCCGCTCTTTTTGCGTGCGTTTTTTATAATTTTTTCGATTTTTGCATTCTCTTCCGTATATTCCATATGTTCAATGTTAGCGTTAGACGATAATATTATCAATGCGCGAATTTCGATAAGGATATATATCGTATTATGACAATATAGGACTATAGGCCCATTGATTAATATGTCGTTATACGCTATATTAAAATCGCTGTCTGGCGGATATATGGAGGTGGTGACAACGAAGGGACTTGTTTATAGGCGTAGATCGCTAAGTTTAACGCAGGCACGGCTTGCTGAAGCGATTGGTGTGAGCGCAATAACGATATGCCGATGGGAAAATGGCTCACAAACCCCGTCTATACCTATGTGCAGGACATTGTGTGAATTCTTCGGGTGCTCGTTTGATGAGCTGTTGCAGGATCCGGCCTGCACCTCCTATCCCCCGGAAGGTGGCGGCTCGTCCGCGGGGGTCCGGGGTGAGCCGCCGCATCGGGAAACGCGCCCGATAATAGGCGCGGGTGTGACGGACGGAACGATTAGGCTGGAGCTGGTGATCCGGCAGGAAGGAGCGAAGGTGATGAATTGCGCAACGGCGATGGAGTGCGAGATGAGGGTGGAGCTGGCGATCGTAGAGGGCAAGCCCCGCGTGGAGGTGCGCGGGAGCACCGTGCCCGGCGCGTCGGCGGAGGATGTGGCGAAGCTGTTCGACGATCTGAAGGCGGGAGCGATGGCGGCGCTTGGGTCGCTGAAACCGGACTTCGGCGACGAGGCCGGAAGTACTGAGTGAGAGGAGAGGTTTAGGTATGTCTGTAGATTTTGAAGAGCTTAAAAGGGAATTGAATGTGTGTTTAGGAAGGGAGCCGGAGGAGGATTTTCACTACTCTTTGGATCACAGGGCCGAGACCTGCCTGGGTTTCGCTTTTTGCGATTACGGCGTGCCGCGCGAGTGTTTCGACAGAGAGATGCTTGTACGGGAGGCGGCAAGACGGCTGGAGGAGGAGATACTCAAGAAGACGGAGATCCTTGAGATCTTGAAGAGGTACGCCGCCGCATCGGGAGACGCATCCGATGGTAGGCGCGCCGCCGGGGTGGATTAAGATTCTACTTCTTCAGGATAGCTTCGAGAACTTTTACCCTTTCTTCAAGCTCTTGGCAGAGAGTTTGAAAATGGCAATTTAAGTCATGGATGTATCGTTCTGTTTCTTTTAGCTCTTCAGGCGCGTTTTGGTGTTCCTGTATCGGAGACAGATGTTTCATGTTATCACCTTCGTTTCCCCCGGCGGCATATATAGTTTAGCAGTTTTGCTGAAGTTATAAAAGGCGGAAACGTGGGAGCTAAAAAAAAAGAGTTAAAGCCGTTTCCCGAAGCCGTGTCGGCACGCGGCTTCGGGAGGTTCGACGGCTTGGAAAAACGGTTTACAACATTTTATCACGATTTGAGATTTGATAAGGGAGGAGAAGTTATGAATTCACGGATGGTGGGGTTCTGCGATCTGCGCGGGAAGCGCTTCGTGTTCCCGGAGGGGTATAGGAGGGCGGCAGCAGCCGAGCTCGCCATGCGCGCGGGCCGCCATTTGGGCTGTAAGCTGTGCGACGCTTTCGACGAGGACGGGGCGCGCCCCGGTACGTGCCGCGCTTTGCGCGTCCGCCTTGCGCCCGTTAAGACGACGCGGGAGGCGTCTGCGTTATGGGCGTGAGTTTTACGTACAGCCCCGACTTTGGGGTGAAGATCACGGTGGGGCTCCCGAAGCACGTCGGCCGCGAGGCGGGTTTTGAGATATGCGACGCGATCGACGCTTTGGTACGCGAGCAGCTGGAGAGGAAGGAAGATGGGCGGCGCCTTCTCCGCGCCCCCGAGGCGGAGCGCGCCTGCGAGGGGCTCCCCCGCCCCGCCCGGTCGGAGCCGGAGGGGTTTACCGAGCCGGACGGGAGCCAGGCGCACGAGGCTGAAGGGGCCCGCCCCGCCGAGTGGCCGTCCGTCGGGGTGGTGACGGCCAGCGAGATCGTGGCGTTTTGGAATATCGGCAAAAGCAGTTTCCGCCAGCGCGTGCGCGACGGCGTTTTTCCGGCTTCGGTGGAGTGCCCCGACAGGGCGCCCAACGCGCCGAAGGTGTGGGACGCCGCGGAGATAGGCCGCGAGCTGGCGGCCAACGGTTATGTCAGGAGGGGATTCTGAGATGACGTATACGGCGGAGGTTTTGGCGCCGCTCTTCGGCGCGGCGGCGTTTATGGTTTTTTACGAGCTTATCGAGCGGTACGACGAAAGACGGCGCGCGGAAGGGCTGCGCCGCTGGGAGGAGCGCGTGAACGCGGAGTATAGAGAAGCGGCACGCCGCGAAACGCACGCGGCACTAGGCGTTCCCTATAGTAATTCTTTGTCTTCGCCTGTCGGCGAAGGGGGAACGCCGTCGGAGGCGGCGTCTACGTGTGAAAGGGTTTTCGGGGGCGGCCGCTGAGATGGCGCGTTACGGGATGGCGGCGAAGTGCCGCAGGTTTGGGAAAATGCACGCCTTCTGCGGACACGAGGAGTGCTACCCCGCCGTCTGGCTGCTGCCGATGGGGGCGGCGGCGTTCTGCTGCCACAACTGCGACGGTTTTGAACGGGATGTGGCGCGGGTGAAGGATATGAAGGAGTGCTGCCGGCATTTGCTGGTGTCTTATATGAGGACCGACGAGGAGGAGAAGGATGATGTATAAGCTGGGCTTTTTTGTCGCGGGCGTGGCGCTTTTTGCGCTGGGTTTTTGTGTCACGCGGGCGTTTCTCGCCCGGCGCGCGCGGCTGGAGGAGCTGCGCCGGCAGCAGAGGCTGATAGAGTATATGGCGCGTCAGCGCGTCGCAGTTGGGGTACGCGGCGATGAGGGGAAGGACGGCGGACGATGAAGGTGCGCAGAGGCAGGATCGTCGAGTGTACGGAGGCGGAGTTGACCGCGTATTGGCTGCGGCACGGCTGGGATGATATTTATTCTTTCCCGGAGTATATGCGCCGCTGTGTCGAACAGGGTACGGTGATTAAGGCGGCGGGCAGGGAGGATGGTGGCGATGCCTGAGTTCGACGTCCCAGGGCTCGGCAAGGCGCGCATGAATTTGACGGCGCTTGCGCGCAATCCGCGCGCTTCACGCAGGCAGGAGCAGATGAAGACGCAGCTCATCGAGTCCCTTTATGCCGAAATACGCGCCGCGCGTATGGCTGGGTATTCGTGGAAAAAAAATCATGGAGTCTATCCAGAAGAGCGGCGTAGCTGTAAGGTTTTCGCCGATTTTTCTCCAGAAAAGCTTTGCCGAGATAGACAAAAGGTACGAGAAAGAGACGGGCGTGAAGGCGCTGCCGGCGGAGACGCGCGGGCGGAAAAAGAAGAGCCCCGGGCGATAGCGGCGCTCGGGACTCGGAATAGAACTGTACCAAGTAGAACTGGCTAAGGAGATTATAGCATGAATAAAGGGAAAAGGTTTTTCGTGACGGAGAGGCAGCTGGATGAGCTGAAGAAGCTGCTGGAGAGGTACGAGGAGGCTCTACCGGCAAGGTATTGCGGCACTGTTGACGACCTTGAGGAGGCGCTTGATTTGATCGATGAGATGCAGAAGTCTATCGAAGAGGATTGGGACAGGCTTTTTGATGTGTGGCGCGATCTCAAGTTCTGGATCGAGGACGTGGAGAGACAGGAGGTTGGCGACGCAGATGACTAATCGGGAGAGGCTTGCTGCTATGAGCGATATGGAGCTTGCGGCGGAGCTGTTGTTTTGGGACTGCGCGGATGCGTGTGGTAAGCTCAGCGGCCGGTGCCCTTATTCCCCTGCGTGCGTAGAAAAGATAGCGGGTTGGCTCAAGAAGGAGGTGCGGTAGATGCCAGGTAAACGCAAAAAGAAAAGCGCCGCCGCTCTCGACCCCAACCCGGTGAAAACGAGAAACAAGGGAGGCGCGAAGCGCAAGCTTCCTGTCACGCTGCCGCTACGCCGCGACATGTGCCCCCCGCCGGCTGCCCAAAACTGCTGCAGGGCGGCGTGCCGCCCTGCAGCTTCATCTGCCGCGATTTTGGAATGCTCAAGACGCACGAAGACGGCGGTCCGGTGAGGAGCGCCAGGTGCCCTTATTCGCCCGCGTGTGTGGAAAAGATAGCGGATAGGGCGTAAAAGATTTAAAAACTTAGGCGGGTGAGGGATCTGGGCGATTGGGGAATTTTTGACATCGAGCGGGCTTTTCTTGATTTTCTCGGAGGCGAGGGAGTCTACCTCGCTTCCGGCGAGGGGTTAAAGATCGACGGGCGCAAGCACCGCTGCACGCTCTCCGGAGACAAGCCCAGGAGCAAGAACGGCGAATACAGGATATTCAACGACGAATTCCCGCGCGCCTGGCTGCACAACTGGCGCACGGGGGAGTTTTATATGTGGGATCCGCGCGGGGATGCGGATTTTCATTCCCTGTCGGCCGCAGAACGGGAAGCGCTGGCCGAGAAGTGGGAGCGGGAAAGGGCCGAAGCCGCGCGGAAGAAGGCGTCGTCGCAGGCCGAGGCCTCGGCCCTCGCGCGGCGGAAGTGGGCGGCAGCGACGCCGGCCGACGCGTCGCACAAATACGCCTCAAGAAAGCGGCTGCGGTCCGTCCACGGCGCCCGGATATTGGGACAGGACCTGCTGTGGCCGCTCTTCGACACGAGCGGCGCCGTCGTCAACGTGCAGACCATACCGCAGCGTGAGGGCGCCAAAAAGCTCTTCGAGACGTCGGCGCCCAAGCGGGGCAACTTCGGCGTGATCTATATGGACGTCCCGTCCAGCGGAGGGCCCTCTTCCGCCTCTTCCCCTTCCGCGCCTTCCGACGCGCGGGCGGATGACAAGGGGGCTGAAGCCTCCGGCGCCCCTTCGGGCTTCGACGAAGCGCGCCTATCGGCGCGCGTCTGGATCGCCGAAGGGTGGGCGACGGCCTGCTCAGTGGCGGAGGCGACCGGCGACGCCGTGATAATCGGCTGCGACGCCGGCAACCTATTGCCCGTGGTAAAAAACGTCCGCCGCCTCTGGCCGGAAAAAGAATTCGTCGTGGCCGCCGATAATGACAGGCATACGGCGGGAAACCCGGGGGCGACGGCCGCGATAAAAGTCTTTGAAGAAACGGGCGTCCCCTTCGTCTATCCGGACTTCGCCCAGGACGACGAAGGCACGGACTGGAACGACTACGCCGTCAAAAATGGATTGAAAAAGACGAGGGCGCTGATGCTGAAAAAACTGGAGGCCTTCAAAAACGAGGGCCTCTACAAGCTGAAACACAGAGAGCCTCAATTCGTAGACCTGACGGAAGGCGGCCGGCCGCTGGGCACCGTGGAAAACCTGCGGGCGCTGCTGGCCTTCGCCGGCATGACCGTATCCTACGACGAAATAAAAAAAGAAGAAGTCTTTTCCATGCCGGGGCGCACATGGTGCGGCGACAACGCGAAAAACGCCGCGATGGGCGAAATACTCTCCCTCTGCTCGCGCTGGCGCATGCCGAAAGGCGACATCGACCCCCTTATTTCCAACATAGGTTCGCAGAACATCGTCAACCCGGTGAAAGATTGGATACTCTCCGAACCCTGGGACGGCTTTTCGCGTCTGCAAAATGTTTACGATTCTCTTGTGGAGGAGAAGGACTTCCCGCGCGGCTTCAAAGAGACGCTGGTGCGCCGCTGGCTCATCTCCGGCGTAGCGGCCGTCTTCATGCAAAGCGGCTTCCGCTGTCGCGGAGTGCTGACCTTCGTCGGCGGACAGGGCATAGGCAAAACCACCTGGTTCCGCATCCTCTTCGGGAAAGACGAATTCTTTTCCGAAGGCGTGGGGCTCAACCTGAAAGACAAAGACAGCGTGAAAGCCGCCATATCGGCCTGGGGCGTGGAATACGGAGAATTAGAAGGCACCTTCAACCGCTCCGAAGTGCCCATCTTGAAAGCCTTTCTGACGCGCGGCTCGGACAAGCTGCGCATGCCGTGGAGCCGCAGGGAATCGGACTTCCAGCGCCGCACGATATACGGCGCCACGGTGAACCAGCGGCAATTCCTCATCGACGACACGGGCAATTCCCGCTGGTGGTGCATCCCCCTAGTCAAGATCATGCCGCTCGACCGCGGCGAAATGCAGCAGATGTGGCGGGAAGTCTACGAACGTTACTACCTCATGCACTTAAAAGAGCCCAAAAACGACGAATACCGCTGGTGGCTGACGAAAGAAGAAGACGCGCTGCTCGCGGAACTCAACCAGGAATTCGAAGTCCCGTCCAGCATAGAGGAAATGATAGCCGTCGGCCTTGAATGGAAAGCTATACCCGAAATCTGGAGATACGCGACGACCACCCAGGTGCTGTACGACTGCGGCTACCCTCCCACCTCCACGCCCAAGCCGGGCGACGTGATAAAGGCGGGCAAAGTGTTGGCGAAACTCACCGGGGGGAAGTCCAGGCCGATGGGGCATTCCAACGCCAGAATGTGGCGCGTGCCGCCCAAGCGCACGATCCCGCTGGAGGTGTCGGAAGATGATTTGTAACAAAATATAGCGCGAACAATTCATATAGTCAACAAAACATGTTCGCATTAAAAAAGCCGGTGACTGCAAGGCTTCAGCGATACCGGCGCGAACATGTCGAAAATATGTTCGCAAACATGTTCGCGCAAAAAAACCGTTGGTATCACAGGGGATAACTGTACCCTGCGAACAGCAGACACGAAAAAACCGTATAAAAAAGATTTTTTCTTCTTTAAATGATTTTCTAAAAATAAGGGGTAAATATGTTCGCAATGTTCGCAACCGCCGATTTTTCCAGTAACTGCAAGGCTTCAAGGGCGCGAACATATTTGCGAACATGTTGCGAACAGGTGCACATGTTCGCGCCGCGAAACGCACGCGGCACTAGGCGAGCCCTAAGGTGATTTTTCGGCTTCGCCTACGGCGAAGAGGCGCGCCGTCGCGCGAAACGCACGCATAGCGGAAAGAACGAAAAAGGAGGACCGTCAAATGGCGACGTACAGGCACAGGATGGTGGAAGGGGCGATTAAGGATTTCCCCGCTATTAAGAAGGATTACGACAGCTACAAGCTGATGCTCGACGCGCGTGCCATGTCCTGCGGCTGCCTCTGGGACGAGTCTGTGGACGGAGGCGGCACCGTGACGGCCGGCGACAGGTATCTGGAACGATACGACGATCCCGTGATGAGGAAGTTGAAGTCCCTGATGTCCGGTATTTACGAGCCCTACTGCGAGCTTGAGGAGAAGGAACGTCGTATTTTGGCGCTGCGATACTGGTGGAACATGGAGGTGTCGGAAATATCCCGTGAACTTGGGTTTACCGAAAGGCACGTATACCGGCTGCTCAACAGCGCGCTTTACCGCCTCTACCGGCCGCTGCTTTCTGTGCAGTCTCTGCTTGAAGACTGGCGAACCGGCAGGTTGAAATGAACTTCGCCTCCGTTGAGAATTTTTTCTCAAGTTATCCACATTGGTCAGAGTTTCCCGCCGCCGTTTGAGCCGCCTCTTTCTATCCTCCGTAGTGTGTTTTACGGCGCATTGGTCAGGCTCTCAAAGGTCAAATTGTGTCTAAATTGTTGTCAGTTTTTTGACATGTTTTTCTGCTATAATTTTCTACAATGGAATTTGCCGTAGGCAGAAGACGAAGAGAGAAGAGAAACGAAGAGCCGCCTCCCCGATCGGGAGGGCGGCTTTTTTGTCGGGCTTTTTTATCATCTGTTATTTGCCGAATATTTCGGAGTGGCTGCCGGTACGGGTGAGGGTGAGTACGAGGACGTCGTTTTCTATCATATAAACCAACAGCCAGTCCGGCGAGAGGTGGCATTCCCTGTAGCCTTTCCAATCGCCGGTGAGGGCGTGGTCTTTGAATTTAGGCGGCAGGGCCTCACAGTTTTGGAGCAAAGAGACGGCTTTATCCATTGCGGCCATCTCTTTGCCCTGTTTTCTCGCCTTTTTGAGTTCTTTCTTAAATTGGCTGGTCTGTCGAACCGTCAGCTTAGACACGGGGCTTTTTCCTCGGCGGCTATTTCTTCGTCGATTTCTTTGAGTATTTCGCTGAAATCGGCGTATGTTTTCGCGTTCGGATCGTGCGCTATGCGTTTGGCCTCTTCCATGGCCGCGATAGTTTCCGCGTTGGGCGTCGGCGCGGTCACTTCAAACGGGAAGCCGGATGAATAGATGGCTTTGCGCAGGAATATTTTAACGGCGTCGGAGGTCGTTATGCCTATCTGCCCGAAGATGTAATCGGCTTCTTCTTTTATGTCCGGTTCTATCCTTATGTGCAGCATGGCTGTCTTGCCGGCCATTGCGATTCCCCCTTTGTTTTTATGTTTCTATATTGTATCTCAAACGGTAGCAAATGTATAGCGTATTTTTATGAAAAGTAGGAAGGAGGCGGTAATGATGGCGCTCAGTGAGATGCAGGAGCGGTTTTGCATAGAGTATGTCAACGACCCCAAGCGCAACGCCACACAAGCGGCGATACGCGCCGGGTATTCGAAAAACTGTGCAAGACAGCAGGCGAGCGAAAACCTGACAAAGCCTGACATAAAAGCCAGAATCAGAGAATTAGAGCTTGAACAGCTCGCCCACGCAGACTATAAGGGCGTTGCGTTGGACCGCTATCTTGTGAACAAGCTCATAGCGTTTATAGATTCCGACGTTACGGATTACGTCCAGATTTCAAATGGGAGCGGCGACCCGAACAGACGGGAAGCGCTTGACGCTCAGGCGAGGAAAGACAACGGACAACTTCATCTGGACTTCGACGGCGTCATTTTTTATCCGACTTGCGACATGCCTTTAAAGAAGACGACCGCTATAAAGTCCATGGAAGTACAAAACATAGGCAATAAAGACACCATAATATTGGCTCCGAAAATCGCCCTAGAAGACAGGTTGAGCGCCATCAAGCTGCTGGCTGAGATGAGGGGGCTCAAGTCTCCGGATACTACGGTGAATATCGAAGTTTCCGCCGCCGATATCACGCAGACGATAGAAGAACGCCGAAAGAAACGTGAGTCGAAAGCCGCGGAGGGCGCGCAGGATGAACGATGAGCCGACCCCGGAAGAAAAGCTTATATCCGACGTCGAGCGCTGGCGCGACAGTATTCTGGATTTCGTCGTCGAGTGCCTCGACGTGGAACCTACAAAGCAGCAGGAAGCGGCGCTCGTCGCTTTCAGCAGGCCGGGGGCGCACGTTTCCATCCGTTCCGGGCACGGCACGGGCAAGTCGACGATGTTCGCTTGGATCGCGTTGTGGGCGCTCGTCTGTTTTTGGGACGTCAAGGTTCCTGCGACCGCTCCTACGGCCCATCAGCTGGAGGATATACTCTTCCCCGAAATCGAAAAGTGGCGCAGTAGGATGCTGGAACCGTGGAAGTCGGCGATCCGCGTAAAAGGCGACAAGGTGACTATGGACGGCACCCCGGGCTTTGTGGCCGCCCGCACGGGCAGGAAGGAGAACCCCGAAGCGCTGCAGGGCTTCCACGCAGACCATATGATCTTCTTGATCGACGAGGCCTCCGGTATTCCCGAGACTGTCTTCGAGGTGGCCCGCGGCGCGCTTTCCACAGAAGGGGCGCGTATCCTCATGGCGGCGAACCCTACAAGGCTCTCGGGATATTTTTACAACAGCCATCACAGGAACCGCGATCTCTGGACGCGTTTTCAGTTCTCCTGTCTGGATTCGCCGCGCGTCTCCCCCGCTTACGCATCGGAGATAGCCGACGAGTACGGCGAAGACTCGGACATGTACCGCGTACGCGTGCTGGGCGAGTTCCCGAACGCTTCGGTCACCCAGTTCATGCCGGGGGACGTGGTGGAGGCGGCGATGGGGAAACATCTGCGCAGCGAGATGTTCGACTTCGCGCCGAAGATATTGGGCGTGGACGTGGCGATGTTCGGCGGCGACCGGAGCGTGATCGTGCTGCGGCAGGGGCTTTACTCCAACATCGTGTATCAGACGCGCGGCAATACGCCGGAGCAGTTGGCGGGGCACGCGACGAGGCTCTACGACGAACATAAGGCGGACGCGCTGATCGTGGACGCCACGGGGGTGGGGGAGGCTGTGATGTCGAGCCTGCGGCTTATGCACCGCTCCCCCATCGCCTTTTATGCAGGCGAGAAGTCGCTGCTTGCCAACTGCGCGAACAGGCGCACGGAAGTCTGGTACAAGATGCGCGAGTGGTTCCTCTCGGGCGGGGCCATCCCGGACGATCCCGACCTGCGCGACGACCTCGTAGGGCCGGAGTATCAGTATACGACGGGGAAGAATCTTATTCAGCTTGAGCGCAAGGCGGATATGAAGAAGAGGGGGCTGGCTTCTCCGGATCTTGCCGACGCGCTGGCGGTTACTTTTGCGGCGGATGTGCAGCCGAGGGCGGCGTATGACGACGCCGGCTACGGAGGCAAATATATGGCCGACGATCATTACGATGTTTACGGTTAGGAGCATCGGCAGACGCAGCCGATACTATGAGCGCCCTGTGGTAGTTTCTCGGCTTCGCCTGTCGGCGAAGGGGGCGCTCTGTCGCGGCAGACACAGAAGGGGGAAGAGCAGAGGAAATGAGCAAGGCGGATAAGGAAGAGAGCGAGCCGATAGGGCTTCATAGGGGTTGGATCAAAAAATTCCGGCTGCCGACGGACGAAGAGCTCGCGCAGGCGGAGAATGACGCTTTGGATAAGAAGCAGGCGGATGAAGATTACGATGTTTATGCATAGAAAGGGGGTAACGCCATGTGTTCAAGCGGAAGCAGTTATGAGCCGACGCCCGTTCCAAAGGCCGTTCCAGGGGCCACGAGCGTGTCGTCCGGCTCGCCGGAGGATTCGCTCTTGAACCTCTCGCGGGTGAGAGCGAGCCAGAGGAAGCGCAGAGGGGCCGCCTCTACGGTACGCAACGAGGGAGGCGCGGGCGGCATCGCGGATACTACGCAGGGAAAGAAGCTTTTCGGAGAATAGGGTGATGGAGAATGGAAAGAACTGTCAGCGCGTCCGAGCTTAAGCGCGGGCTCGAGCTGCGGCGCGCGGCGCTGCGTAACGCCGCCTCTTACATCGACCCGCTCTGGCGGGAGCTGCGAAGCTATATCCATCCTTTCCGCGGGCGTTTCGACGGAGAAAGGGACGTCCTGCCGGATATGGACAAGGTGCTTTCCTCCGCGCCGATGAAGGCCCGTTCGACGCTGGTGGCGGGGATGCAGTCCGGGCTCACTTCACCCTCCAGACAGTGGTTCAAGCTCTCGACGCACGATCAGGCTCTGTCGGACGACTGGGAGGTGCGGGACTGGCTGGACGACGTACACGACCGCATGATGCGCGTGATGCAGGGCAGCAACTTCTATCACGCGCTGCATAACGTCTATGAGGAACTCGTCACCTTCGGCACCGGCGTTATGTTCATCGAGCCGGATTATGAGAATTTCATCCGCTGCGGGACGCTCACCTGCGGCCGCTATTGGCTGGGGGCCTCGAACGGCTACGACGTGGACTGCGTCTATAGGGATTTCGACCTCACCGCGAAGCAGATCGTCTCCATATTCGGCGAAGAGAACGCCTCAGACGGGGTACGGTCGGCGGCGAAATCGAGCCCGTTCTCGCGTTTTCTCGTGCATCAGGCGATAGAGCCGGATTACGAGCATATCACGCGTAAGCCGTTCCGCTCCGTCTACTGGGAGAGCGGCGGCATGGAGGAGAGGCTTTTGGCCGTCCGCGGCTATTCGGACTTCCCCGCGATGACTCCGAGGTGGCACTGTATCGACAGCGATATTTACGGATACGGCCCCGGCGCGGAGGCGCTGCCAGACGTCAAGGAGCTGCGGATACAGATACGCGACCGCGCGGCGGCGATCCGCAAGCAGGTGGCTCCCCCGCTGGTGGCCCCGGAAGGGCTGCGGCGTTCGGGGGTGTACTCCGCGCCCAACGGCGTGACTTTCGTCCCCGACGGGCAGGTGCAGCAGGTGCTGCCGCTGTACAACGTCCAGCTCAATCTGCCGGGACTGCAGCAGATCATCCAGGAAACGATAGACTCCATACGGGGCACGATGTACGCAGACCTCTTCCTGATGCTGCAGGAGAACGACAGGCCGCAGATGACGGCTAGGGAGATAATTGAGCGGCACGAAGAGAAGATGCTGGTGCTGGGACCGGTGCTCGGTCGGCTGGAAAGGGAGCTGCTCTCCCCGGCGATAGAGCGCATATACGGCATAATGGACGAGGCGGGATATATCCCGGAGCCTCCGGAGGCGCTGCGCGGCGCGTCGGACATAAATATCGAGTTCGTATCGATATTGGCGCAGGCGCAGAAGATGCAGGGCATGAAGCCGATCGAACAGAGCGTTTCGTTCATCGGCTCCATCGCCGCGTCTTTCCCCGAAGCGGCGGACGCTTTGGACGTGGACGGGGCGATACGCGAATACTGCAAGCTCTCCGGCGCGCCGGCGAAGCTGCTGCGGGAGCCGCGGGCGGTGGAAGAAATACGGGCGGCGCGCGCCCAGGCGGCGCAGAAGCAGGAGCAGATCGCGCAGATGCAGGCGGCCATACAGTCGGGGCAGCAGGCGGCGCAGGGCGCTGAGGCGCTGGCCAACACCGACGTGAGGGAAGGCTCGGCGCTTTCCGCCGTAAACGATATGTTTACGAACGGGCTTTGAGAGGGGGGTGAAACGTGAGGATATGGCTTACACAAGAAGAGGCGGCGGAAATAAAAGAAGAGGTCAAGGAATACGTAGCACGCTGCCTGCGCGGAGAATGCACGCCGGCGGAGAGCGCGGCTCTGCCGGCGGTGCTGGACGTATTGAATAGTTAGCCGCTCTTGTTGAAGTGAGGTGTAAATATGACCGAACAGAGGAGTAACGCCGAGAGGCGCCTGATGTCCGCCCTTCTGGGAATCCCGGAGGGGCGGATTTTTGTCGGGCTGCTGATCGAGGAGACGGGCTTTCTTAAGAGTTCGGCGCGCGACTCCCCCACTGTGGAGGACACGTATTACCGCGAGGGAGAGCGCAACGTCGGGCAGCGCGTTTTCGAGATGGCCTTCGGCGCAGGCGCGGAGCCGCTGGACTGCATGAAGGAGTTCGGGCTCTGGCTGAGGGAGATCAGGCTTCGCGAAGAAGCCGATAATGCATCGGAAGAAGAGGAGGTTTCTTATGGCGAAACGGAGTGAGTTCGCCGAAGCGGCGGAGATGGTTTTTCCGGGCGTTACGGCGAAGGACGAGGAGGTGAAGCTCTATGCGGTGACGTGCCTTCCTCCAGAGGAAAAGATGTCCAAGGAGGAAAAGGAAGACTTTTGGAGCGCCAGGCAGAGGGCCATAGTCCGCGCGCGCGAAACCGGAGAGGCCGCCGCGCGCGCCGAGGCTTTTTTCAACAGGAAGAAGGACAGGGGCTATCGCGCTATAGAGATAAATCTTTGGGGCTCCTGCACCGAAGATGAGAACGTATTCACGCAGCAGGGATAAGGAGAGATAAAGATGGCAGACGAAACAGCGGAGACTAAGGCGGCGGAAGTAGCTCCGGCGGCTGACGGCGGAGTGCCGAAGACTGATTTGCCGCAGGGAACGGAGGAGGGCGAAGGTACTTTCGAGCGCTCTCTGCTCACGAAGGATATAGAGACGAATCCGCCTGCGGAGGCAGGGGAAGGCGGCGACGAAGAGGGCCCTAAGGAGGGAGCCGACGGGAAGAAGGCCGAGGAGCCGGAGGTCCCTGAGAAGTACGAGCTCACGATGCCTGAGGGCTGGGAGCTCGATGAAAAGGGGCTGGCGGAGCTGACGCCAATCATGCGGGGGCTCAAGGCGACGAACGAGCAGGTGCAGGCGGTGGCCGACCTTTACATCAAGCGCCTCTCGGCGGCGCGCGAGGCGCAGCTTGAGGCGGACCGCGCGCAACTTGCGGCATGGGAAAAGGAGGTCCGCGAGGACCCTGAGATCGGCGGGACGGCGCTGGATGAAAATCTGGCTGCGGTCTCACGCGTGCTTTCTAAGTACGCGAGCCCTGAGTTCGTGGCGTATTTGGACAGGTCCAACCTCGGAAATTACCCGCCTTTCGTCAAGGCGATGGTGAAGATGGCGAAGGACTTGTCCGACGACAGGTTCATACCCGGCGGACGCGGAGGAAGCGGCGGCGATCCGGTTAAGGAAGCCGCGGAGCTCATATATGGGAAGTTATCTTAAGGAGGAACGGTAAATGGCTATACTTGGCGGAAACAACCCGACGCTTATGGATGTGGCCCGTCGCACCGACGGGAATGGGAAGATCGCGAAGATCGTGGAGATGCTTTCGGAGCAGAACGCGATTCTTGACGATATGGTTTTTGAGATGTGCAACAACGGCAGCTCGCATAAGACCACTGTGAGGACGGGGCTGCCGGAGGCGGTCTGGCGCAAGCTCTACGAAGGCGTGCCGTCGTCGAAGAGCACTACGGAGCAGATCATGGATTCCTGCGGGATGCTGGAGACGTACAGCGAGATAGACAAGGCGCTGGTGGATATGGCTCCGGATAAGGCGGCTTTTCTGCTTTCGGAGAGTTCGTCGTTCCTGGAGCGTCTGAATATCGAGATGGCGGATACGCTGATCTACGGCAACGAGAGGGCGGAGAAGGCGAAGTTCACCGGGCTCGCCGCGCGCTACTGCACGCTTTCGGCGGACGAGAAGAAGATCGGCTTCAACGTCGTCGACGGCGGCGGCTCGGGGACGGACAACACGTCTATCTATATCCTCAACTGGGGGACGCAGACGATGCACGGCCTTTATCCGCGCGGGAGCAAGGCGGGGATTTCCGTCGACTTCCGCGGGCAGCAGACGGTGCGCGACGCGAGCAATAAGAAGTTCGAAGCGTATGTGACGCATTATAAGTGGGATATGGGCTTCTGCGTTCGCGACTGGCGCTACGGCGTGCGCATCGCCAATATCGACGTCTCGGATCTGGCTTCTTCCGGCAGCTCCAGCTATTCGGGCGCGGATCTGATCAACCTGCTTATTACCGCGTTCGGCAAGTTCCCGAAGGCCGATATGGGCAGGCGGGTCATCTACTGCAACCGCACGGTGATGACGGCGCTGAATTTGCAGGCGGCGAACCGCTCGACGCTGGCGCTGAAGGTGGACGAGGTGGGCGGCAAGCCGGTAACTTCGTTCTGGGGCGTACCGATCAGACAGGTGGACGCCATCAAGAACAACGAAACGGCGGTAGCTTAAGGAGGTACGAAAAGATGATACTTGAGAAGGATCTTATTTTCTGCGAGGGTAAGGAGCTCTCCGGGGGAGACGCGGCGACGGACGTCATAGATCTCGTGAAGGGCGGCGACGCGATAGGTGATGAGATGTATCTCGTCGGCGTCTGCTCCGCCGCCGGGGCCGGCGGGACTTCGGCGGTGTTTTCGCTTGAAACTTCGGACGCAAGCGATTTTTCGACGAAGAAGGCGCTTTACAAGAGCGACGAAGTCCCGCTGGCGGAGCTCACGGCCGGGAAGAAGCTCTTCGCGGTGCGCGTGCCGCGCGGCTGCAAGAGGTATCTGCGCGGGTATATCGACGTGACGGGGACTTTTACGGCGGGTAAGGTGGATATGTTCCTCGTAGAAGGAGACCATCACTCTTATGAGGATCTGTAGGCCGTGAGCGAATGGAATGTGGAGACCTTCGCGAAGCTGCTGCACGAGGCGGGGGCTTCGGCCGTGAAGAACGGCGCCTCGGTCAATCCTTACGGCGACTGTTATGAGGGCTGGGAGGATGTTTCGGAGGCGAAGCGCGAGGGGCGCAGGCTCCAGGCGCGCTGGCTGATGGACCACGGGATCGGGCCCGTCGGCAGGCCGAGCCCTAAGACCGTGCCCCCGCGCGTCGACGTGAGCACGCGGAAATAGCGAAAGATAAAAGCGTTGTTGAAGGCGGGGCCGGAAGCCCCGCCTTTTTTATAGCGGAAAGGAGGGACGGGTATGGGAGAGACCGAAGTTTGCAACAGGGCTTTGATTCTCTGCGGCTGCTCGCGCGGCATAAGTTCGATGGATGAGAAGAGCGCCGAAGCGGCAGTCTGCAAAAGGGTTTATCTGCCGGCTTTCCGTTCTCTGCTGGCGGCGCATCCGTGGAGCTGGACGGTCAGGATATGCACGTTGGAACAGATGGATGTCTCTGTGCCGGGGTGGAAGTATCTTTATACACCGCCGCAGGATTGCGCCGTGCTCTGCCGGGTGTTCAACGAGGAGGCGGGGAACGCCCCTTTCAGGATGTTGACGGTGGAGGCGCGCAAGGGCGTGTTCGAGGCGGCGGTCGCGACGGATCTCTATAGGGCTTACGCTGAGTTCCGCTCAAGCGCGATACCGCCTTTTATGCCGGATCTTTTCGCGGAGGCGCTGGCGTACCGGATAGCTATGGAGATATGCGTCTCGCTGCAGGGCGGCGACGTGAATATGCGCGAGCATCTGGCCAAGTTTTATAACGAGGCGGTGCAGCGCGCGGCGTGGAACGACGCGAATGAGTCCGTCCCGGCGGATATGGGCGACGATTGGGCGGATGAGTATGTGAGGGCGCGGACATGAGCCTGCATACTATCCAGACTTCTTTCGCTTCGGGCGAGATCTCGCCGGCGCTTTTCGGACGGCCGGACTTAGCGAAGTACGCCGCCGGGCTGCGGAGATGCGAGAATTTCGTAATACATCCGCACGGCGGCATAACGAAGCGCGCGGGCATGAGGTTCGTGGCCAAGGCTAAGGGGAAGTGCCGGCTGGTGGAGTTCGAGTATTCGATAGATCAGACGTATGTGCTGGAGTTCGGCGACCGGTACGTCCGCTTTTACCGAGATGGAAGGCAGATTCAGTCCGGAGGGATCCCCTACGAGGTGACGACGCCCTACCCGCTCGCCGATATCGACGGGCTATCTTTCACGCAGTCGGCGGACGTGCTGTATATCGTGCATAAGAATCACAGGCCGCGCGAGCTGTACCGCGTGAACGATACGAGCTGGGTGCTTGCGGATTTCGCTTTCAAAAACGGCCCGTGGCGCGGTCACGGGGCCGATATGGAGGCGGTCACGGTAAGGCTCTCGGGTAAGACTGGAAATATCGTCCTTACCGCCTCGGCGCCGTTATTTAAGGCGGGGCACGTTGGCGGGCTTTTTTCGGTCATTCATCATGTGGACGAGGTTTCGGTGAAGTCCTCCGGTGACGCCGGCGGCGCCTGGGCCTCCGCCTCGATCACCGGGGTCAGGGAAGAGACGGGGTCGTCAGGCGAGGGCGGCCCCACGTACAGCTATTATTACACCGTCCCGGAGGCGTACAGGGGGTATTTCGCGGTCGGGCGCAGGTGCCGCGTCTACAGCGCCGTAAGCGGCGACGGCTATACCGACTGCTCCGTCTCCTCCCTTTCAGAGGAGGGCGTCGTGACTTTTTCCCCTCCGGCGCCGGTGCGCGTCGGCGCGGTGGACTGTTCGGTCTTCGTCCCGGCCTCATCCGGCGGCTGGACGCTCGAGGTGACGGCTTATAAGGGGTGGCGGCTTGAGTCCGGCGGCTTCTGGGGCGGGACGGTGTTTTTGGAGTATTACGACGAGGATGAGGCGGCCTGGGTGAAGTATAAGACTTATATTTCGGAGGGTTACGCCGAGGGGACGTCGTCCTCCTGCGGCAATGCGAAGAATTACAGCGATCAGGACGTTGTGGACAAGCCGACGCGGCTGCGCGTGAGGGCGGCGTCGTTCACTACTTTCGTGCCCGAGGGCAACAGCGAAGAGGACCGCGGCTATTTCCAGCTGGCGGCCAACGCAGCCGAGCATCGGGCGGTGATGAGGATCACGGCGGTTTCCTCTCCCACTTCGGCGGCGGCGCGGGTGCTTACCGCGGCGGCCGCTACGAAGGGCACCGTCAACTGGGAGGAGGGCGCGTGGAGCGACGCGCAGGGCTGGCCGTCGGCCGCCGGATTCTATCAGGAGCGCCTGGTGATGGGCTCGACGCGGGAGCAGCCGCAGAGCTGGTGGATGTCGAAGACGGGCGATTATTACGATTTCGGCGCGTCGTTCGAGGCGCTGGACGACGAGGCGCTTTCCGGCACGCTGGTTTCGCGCAAGATGTTCGACTTGAGGTATTTCGTCTCGCTGGGAGATCTGCTGATCATGACGTCGGGCGGCGAGTGGAAGCTTTCTTCCGGCGCCGCGGGCGGCGCGGTGACGCCCTCCAATGTCGATGTGGGACTTCAGGGTAACAGGGGCTGCGCCGCGATAGAGCCGATCGTCGTGGGCAATATGATCCTTTTCGTGCAGGCGCGTGGACTGCGCATCCGCGACCTCGGCTATGAATACGCCTCCGACAGCTATACGGGCAACGATTTGACTGTTCTGGCGAGGCATCTTTTCGAAGGGCGCGAGATCGTGGACTGGGCTTTCGCGCTGGAACCTGATTCTATGTGCTGGGCGGTGCGCGACGACGGGCTGCTGATAGGGATGACGTATATACGCGAGCACGAGGTGGTGGCTTGGGCGAGATACCCGACGGAGGGCGCGGTGGAGCGCGTGGCTTCTGTGATTTCGCGCGGCTCCGACCTGGTGTATCTCTGCGTGCGGCGCGGGGACGAACGCTTTATAGAGGTGATGGAGCCGATGGAGGTCTCCACCGCCGCGGAGGCCTTTATGGTGGACGCGGGGATCACGAGGGTCTCCGCGTCCGCGCAAAGGGAGGTCTCCGGGCTTTCGCATCTGAACGGGCGCACGGTCTGCGCGGTGGCTGACGGCGACGCGGTGGAGGGGCTGGTCGTGGAGGACGGCCGAGTAATGCTGCCGGAGGCGGCGCGCGTCGTGCACGTGGGGCTGCCCTACGCCGCTGTGGCGGAGACGCTGGATCTCTCGTATCAGAGGAGGGACGGCGCGCAGCTGACGCGGAAGAGCCGCGTCGCCTCCGTCCGCGTGCGTGTGGAGAGGACGCGCGGGATGTCCGCCGGCGCCTCCGCGAGCGGCTCGGGCAACGCCGTTTATGCCGGTCCGGGGGTCTCGGAAGCGCAGAAAGCTCTGCTTTTCGAGGTGCCGGAGCGCTCGGATGAGGAGAGCGGAGAGGCTACGCGGCTCTTTTCCTGCGACCACGAGATTTTCTTTGATTCTTCTTATGACGAGGGGCGGGTGGTGCTTTACGCGCCGCATCCGCTGCCCTGTTCGGTGCTGGCGCTTACGGCCGACGTGGCGCCGGCAGGTTAGGAGGTTTCCCAGATGCTGGATTTTGAAAGCTGTAAGAAGGTTCACGCGGGCAACGGGCTGACGCGCGAATGGAGTTATGATTTCCCGCTGCCGGACGTCTCGTATATGAAGGTGTATGTTTCGGGGCCCGGCGGGACGCCGGAACTTATTTCGTCCGGCTACAGGGTGGACGCCGAAGCGAGGCGGGTGGTCTACCCCGCTTCCGCGGACGCGGACGCGCTGCCCGCGGGGTGGACGCTGACGCTGATGAGGGAGCTGCCGCTGCTGCAGCCGGTAAAGCTGCTGAATCAACAGGGGCGCTTTTTCGCCGACGACACGGAAAAGGGGCTGGACCGCGGCGTGATGATGATCCAGCAGCTGGCGGAGGTCGCGGGGCGCGCGATAACGGCGCCGGTGGACGATTCGCTTTCCGCGGAGGAGCTGTCGGCGCAGGTGGTGGAGAATCACGAGCGCTACGAGGAGATAGCGCAGAAGCACACGGAGACGCTTTCGGCGTCGTCCGCTGCGGCTTTGGCGAAGGTCGCGGCGGAGGGCTCCGAGGCGGCTGCGCTTTCGGCGAAGGAGTCGGCGCAGGGCGCGGCGGCAACCGCCGTGTCCGCGATGACGGCGACGCTTGAGGCGGCGCAGGTGACCGCATGGGACGAAACGAAAGCATATGACTATCCGGAGATGGTCTGCTGCGCGGACGGCAATACTTACCGCGCGGTGGCGCATTCCGACGCGGGCATGTATCCGCCGGATTCCCCGGATAGGTGGGTGTGTATATCTATCGTCAGGACGCCCGGCACGTATGATTTTGAGTCCGGCGGCACGTTCAATGACGCTTTGGCAGCCGTTGAGACCGGCGGCACGTTTTAAATGAATATTTTGAAGGAGGCAGATGTAAATCATGTCTGATGCCAATCTTATAAGACGCACGGAGCGCAAGGGGACTTCCGCCGCCGCGGCTTCCGCCGTGCTGATGGAGGGGGAGCTCGGCGTCCTCACGGACGTAAAAAAACTCATCGTCGGCGACGGCAATAAAGCGGGAGGATACACACTCACACCCGACAACGTCGTCGCCGTGTGGCCGGATCAGGCGGAGGCCTCTTCCCCGCTGTCGCTGGCCTGGTGGATAAACAGGGCGAACGGCTCGGCTATAAAACTGCGTCAGCCGGCGGGGACGTATAATGTGCTGAACGACCTGACGGTGCCGGCGAACGTCTATCTGGAAATAGACAACGGAGCCGTATTTAGCGTGGCGGGCGGTAAGACTTTGACGTTGAATTGCGAAGTGGGGGCGGACGTACAGCCGTTGTTTTCGGGGAGCGGCACGGTGGTAGAGAATTATATCCGCAGACTACACATCAACGAAAACCTCATCAGCCACAGGCGGCATTTATGGCACGACGGCGCGATGATGGGGGCAGATGGCAGCATCGACGCGTCTGAGCCGATGCGCATCGCCTACATACACTCCGACTTCTTCGAAATCGAACCGAATACGAAGTATACTTTCCGTTCCCATGGCCCCTGCAAGGGCTTTCTCGTATTCTTCGACGTAAACAAAAACTATATCGGAGTGAGGGCGCCGGCGCTTGCCACACAGCAGCGGAAAGAGGGATACACATTCACGTCGCCGGCTGGAGCTGCTTTTTTCTGTGTATCCAGCTCGGCGAGAGACGCGGAAGATAATCTGGTGCGCTCAACGCTCAATGATTTAGGCTGGAAGCACCTCTACAAACTGGAACGCGGCGCGGCGGCTACGTCATTTTCAATGTCGAAGCGCGACCTGCAGGACGCACACATACAGCCAAACGAACGCCCCAAAAACAATCCTGAAGCGGCACTCCAACTTGTAAGCTGTGCGGAAAGCTACCTCGGCAAAGAGTGGGTATACGGACAGGAGCCCTCCAAACAGGACACCCTCACGCCGGAAGGCCCCCCAGCAGCGGCGCTGCTGAACGACGGCGTCAAGCAGATAGACTGCCAAACGCTAATGGTCTTGGCGCTGAATGGCATACCCTACTTCCAGTCGAAATACTTCAACAACAACTTCCGTTGGCGAGGCGTGAGATATTACAGCTGGGGAAAACACCCCAACCACCTGTATCTAGAAGGGCTCTCCCGCTGGTGCTACGAGAACGGCTGGGAAATAGAACCGGGCGTAAACTACGCCAACCTGCAGGCCGGCGACCTCGTCTTTTGGATGGCCCTCAACCCCAATTCGCCGTTTCGGCGCCACTTCCGCGGCATAGACCACGTCGAAATGTACACGGGCCGTTGGGTGCCGGATCCGGAAAGAAACAACGAACTCCACCCGCAGACCATAGGCATCGCGCTGACCGATCCCGTGGTGAGAAACAACTTCCTCGACCGCGACAAAGATGCCGGCAACAGCACGGCGCGCAGCCCGAAATTTATCGCGATGTTCGCGAGGGTGCCGCTTGAATCGCCGTTTACGGAATACAACAGTGCGCATACCACGAACAACGTCATCTATTCCAGCTACTACAAGCCATCACTGATGGCCATCGGCAACGGGGCGCCGCTTAATATTGATGTTTATGGCAGGAATTACGCGGTTTGGGAGATAGGTAATATCTTGCCGGAGACGGGAGAGAAGATTAGCGCCGCAAACCGTATTCGCTGCGGTTTTGTGCCACTTGGCTGTAATTTTAAGAATCTTTCCGCGTTAACGGAGGCAGGCTTCATCAATGTCGCCTATTATTATTACAGTGCTGATTTCTCTTATCTCGGGCATGATGTAGGCACCGGCGCAAGCTATGTGATTATAACGTTCAAAAAGGCGGATGATAGTTCTGTTACGAACGCAGATTTTGCCGTTTTTAACCGCATTACGGCGATTCAGCCGTATAACCGAAATACGATGACAAATAACAAGTATCCACCGGGGTTTCATAGTTACGCGTATCTCGAAACGGTGATACCGAACGGCGCGCGCCTCGACCGCAGAAACGGCAAATACGCCTACACGACGGACGGCGTTACGTGGACGGAGCTGCCGCAGGCCGATCAGGACAAGCTCATGTCGCTGCGCATAGGCGACGGGGAGAACAACATCTATATCCCGAACGGCCAGCATGTGAGGCTGATGCGGCGGGCGATGGATTAAAGGAGGGTGCGGCGTGAGATTCGACTTGGGTTTGGCGGCGGTATGGCTGACGGCCGCAGCCGCCTGCATACTCTTCTGGTCGTGCGTCTTCCGTGTATTGACGGGGCTTGAGTGAAAGGAGGTAAGGCTGTGAGCGTATGGAAGCCGAATATGAAGGTGTTCCGCTGGCGAAAGCTTGCGGAGAAGTGGGGCCGGCGGACTGGATGTCCGCCGGCTTTGATTTTGGCGGTGATCGAGCAGGAGTCGGGCGGGGGCCCAGAGGCAACGCGGCACGAGCCGGAGTATATGGAAAGGTACGAGGTGCGCTGCCGCGAGATAGCCCGTGCATGCGGCTTGTCCCTCGAGGATGTGGCCACGAGCTACGGGCTGATGCAGTTGATGATGCCGCTTGCCTGGGGTTATATGGGGACTGCGGCCAGGAAGGACCCTGTCGCGGCGCTGCTTGGTCCGGATCAGAATGTGCGCTTCGGCGCGGCGCATTTGGGCGTGCTGCTCCGCAAGGAGCTTGCGCGCCACAATGATGCGGTGCGCCTGGCGCTCGGAGCGGGCGGGGGGATCGACGCCGCTATAGTGCGCGCCGCCGTCGGACGCTTCAACGGCGCTGGGAGCGGGAGCGCTTACGCGCGGAACGTCTGCGCGCTGTGGCGGCTGTATGAAGGGCGCTTGAAGGAGGCGTAGGCGTTGGGAGACCTGACGAAGAACTTTTCCCGGAAGGAGTTCCGCTGTAGGTGCGGAAGGAAGGATTGCGACGCGGCGCCGATCGACATGAAGCTGGTGACGGCTTTACAGGCGCTGAGGGATCTGATCGGCGTCCCTATCATCATCAATTCGGCGGTCAGATGCGTCCGGCACAACAGGCGCGTCGGCGGCGTGCGGAACAGCCGGCATTTGGAGGGCATAGCCGCCGATATTCGCTGCCCGGAGCTTTCGCCGGCGGAGTTTGCTAAGTTCGCCGCTATGATCCCAGAGTTCGACAAAGGCGGTATAGGACTGTACGACTGGGGGATCCACGTGGACGTGCGCGGGCGTCGCGCGCGCTGGGATTACAGGGGGCGGTGAGGTGAGCCAGCAGGAGGTAAAGGACGCGCTCGATTCGCTGAAGGCTGTTTTCCTGCTCGTGATGCCGGGGCTGATCGCCGCCTGTATCACGTCTTCGGTGGATTTCCTGAGCAAGCACTGGCTGAAGGATAAGTTTATGTGGAACCGCTTCATCGTCGGCCATGTTTCGGACGTCACGCTCGGGGCCGCCGTCTATCTGGGGCTGTGCGAGTTAGGCGTGGGCGAGGCCGGAAGGCTGGCGGCGGTCTATGTCGCCGTGTCGGCCGGACGGCCGTGGGTAAGGCGCGTGATCGACGGGAGGCTGGGGCTGGACGACAAAGCCTGTAAGGGCTGTAAGGACGAAGGAAAGAAGGGCGTTGAATGAACAGGGTTTTTGTCTATCTGAACGGCTTGCCGTGGACTAAGCCGATCGCGATTCTGACGTGGACGGTGAATCTGCTGGTTTTCGTCGCCGCTTGGCTGTTCGCGAAAGATATTCCCCCGAACGCCAAGGAGCTGGGCATTTATTTCGGCGGCGTGGTCTTCGCCGCGGCGGCCGGCAAGTCGGGCTATGAAGCCGTGAGAAGGCCGGCACGCCCTAAAAGACGCGCGGACGATGAAAATGAGGGCGGTCTCTGACGGCCGGCGCCGGTGGGCGCTGCTCGCGGCGGCGGTTTTACTGGCGGCCGCCGGGTGGGGCCTGTGGCGGTGGGGGCAGGCGCGGATCTGCGGCGTGGACGGAACGACGCGGCCGCCTGTGGAGACGGCCGCCGCGGACGACGCCGCCGAAAGGCTGAAAAGCGTTATTGAGAAGGCCCAAAGTGAGAGAAATAGATTGCCGGAGGTGGTTGAAAGTGCGAAAAATGTTATTAGGCGCGATGTCGGCCGGCTTGATGATTCTGACGTCGCTGTCCGTTGGAACGGCCTGCTGGGGCGATACAGGGAAGATAGAGCTGCGGCCGAAGGGGTATCTGCTGACAGATGAGGCGTATGTCGTTCCGCTCAAAGACGGGCGCGACACGGTGGAGATGCTGGAGTCTCAGGCTGCGGAGATTGGAGCCCTCAGGAGGTATGTATCTTCACAGGACAGGATAGTCGATACCGTCAGCGCCGACATTGCGGCTTTAGAGGCCGCCAGGATGCGGGAGCGGGAAGCGTGGTCGCGCAGTGTGGAAAAGCTGCAGAAGTCGAACGAAAGACTTCGGTCGCCGTGGTCGGTCGGGCTGTTCGCCGGGTACGACGCGATCCATCAAGAGGCGTGCGTCGGCGTCGGGCTGGTTTTTTCGTTCTGGCGGTTTTAGTCGTGATTTATCTCGTACGCGCGACGCGCCGCCACTGTATGGAGACGATCGACGATATGCGCGAAGCGGACCGGCGGGAGCTGGAGGCGGCGGAGGGCAACGTAAAGATGGCGGTGCTGCGCGGGTGGCTGGGCTCTTCGTACTGTTTCGCAGCGCGCGACGGGCGCGGGCGGACGCTGGGGCTCTTCGGGGTTTTCCGCGAGGACGCGCACTGGTGGTGTCCATGGCTTATCGGGACGTCGGCGCTGGATGAGTGCAGGCGGGATTTCGTCAGGCTCTCGGCTGCGCTTTTCCCGCGGCTGCTTAAGCGTTTCCCGAATATGCGCAATTATGTGGACGCAAGAAACGAAAGAAGCGTCCGCTGGCTTAAGCGGCTTGGGTTTCAATTTGGCGCCCCGGAGCCTTACGGCGTTGCGGGGCTGCCTTTTTACAGGTTTTGGATCGGAGGCGGGGATGAATGTGTAATCCGGTTGTAGCGGCCGTCGCGTCCGTGGCCGGCACGCTCTACTCCGGCGTTTCGCAGATGCAGGCGGCGCGGGAGCAGGCCGCCGCCGCGAGGATGCAGAGCGAGTATCAGGCCCGGGCGCTTGAATTCAACGCAGAGCAGGCGCGCGGCGAGGCTGAGGCGGTGTCGAAGCAGGGGGCCTCCGAACAGGAGGCTCTCGCCCGCAAGCAGCGCGCGGTAGCGGCTTCCGGACGCGCGGCGGCCGGGGCTTCGGGGCTGCTGGTGGATTCCGGCACGGCGGCCGCCGTCGAGGAGGCTACGGAGCTGGAAGCGGAGCGCGACCGCGACGTGCTGCGGCAGAATTATCAGCGGCAGCGCTTCGGGCTGGTGAATCAGGCGGTGGGGCTGGAGCATCAGGCGGAAGGGACGCGCCGGGGCGGCGAGGCTTACGCCTCCGCAGTGGAGAACGCCGGACGCGCGGCTTTGACGGGCTCTCTTCTGACTTCGGCCGGCGCGGTGGCCGCCAAGTGGGACGATATGGCGGTGGGAAGGAAGGGCAAGGCGGGCAAACTGCCCGAGAGAAGTTTTTATAAGGGTTTCTGGGGGCTGAATTAAATGAAGATTCGCGGAAGGGAGAGTCTGCCGGAGGTGCGGGACGCGGGGCCGGTTGCGGTGAGGCGCAATTTGAACGATCCCGCGTCGGAGGCTTTCGGGGCGGCTGCGCGTCTTTCCGCAAATGCCGGAGATTATATCGCGCGGGGCGCGCGGGATCTGGCGGCCGGCATCGAGAAGATGGCGCGGGACAGGGCGGAGGCGGGGGCGCTGGCCGCTTACAACGATTACGTAAGCCGCAGCTCGCATCTGCTTTACGACCCGAATACGGGGCTGATGCACGCGAAGGGCGCGGGGGCGGAAGGGCTTTCCGGCAGGGCGTATCAGGCGCACAAGGCGTTGAAGGATGAGATCATGAGCGCGCTGCCGGCGGGACAGCGAAGGCTTTTTGTGGAGCGCACGGCCTCGTACGACCGCGGCGTCGGCTCGGCCTGCATGAAGCTGGAGGGGGAGCAGATGTCCCTATACAAGCAGGAGGAGGCAGAACGGACGCTGAAGACGATATATACGGCGGCCGCCCTGAACCCCGAGGGCTTTTCTATGGAGGCGCAGGAGGACGCCTTCAGGGAGATAACTATCGCCAGGTACGGCGACCAGGGGCCGGAGGCGAATCTCAAGAATTCCGCGCTGGTGCGCTCGGAGTTTTTTATAGGGATGATACAGCAGGCGGCGCAGAACGACCCGACGCGCGCCGAGGCGCTGGTGAAGGAGTACGAGGGATATATCGAGCCCGCCGACGCACAGAAGCTGAAGAGTGCCGTTGAAAAAGCCGCCCTGCCGGCGAAGGCGCAGGCCTTCGCCGAGGAGATGCTCAAAAAGCATGGCGTCGACGGGGCCTCGGCCGCCATCGCAGAAACGAGAGAGGCATTTAAAGGGAAGGACGAAAACGTCTATTTGGGTTACGTCAATTCCCTATATGCCGACGCTAAGCAGGCGAGGAATGAAGCGCGCGAAAAAATAGAGGACGAAGCCATCGACTTGCTCAATAACCGTGCAGGGTACGGCAGGATAAGCGCTTTCTTGTCTCAAAACGAGGCTGCTCTCGGCCCCAAAAAATATCGGGCGCTCAAAAACGATCTTGATTCGGATTACAAGGTCGGCAAGTACGCCGATAAGCCGAAGCGTGACGAAATGGCGGCTCTCCGCGTTTGGAGCCGCGCGGAAAAAGAATTGGCAGCAGGAGTTTATGCCAATAAAGATGAATTTTATGACGCATATGAGGGTTCCGGCTTGAAGGCCAGCGAATTGAAGAGTCTTGCAAACGCCGCGTTTAAGAAAAAGTCGGGCGACAGTGACCCTTACAATAAATACAACCCTCTTACCGTCGTAGACAAGATGACGAAGGATTATAACCTCGAACTTGACCCACAGGAAGACAAAGCCTTTTGGACGGCGTTTTCCGCAGCCGCCCACGCCAAAGAGGCCGATCTCGGCAGAAAACTCACCGACGATGAAATTGAAGCTTTGGCGAAGGAGCGTTTTAAAAAAGAGGTCGTCCGCCGTGAGTACAACGGTATTGAGAAAGGGCTTATGCGGCTCGGCGTCGGTGTGGATTATTTCACGCCAGATGAGGTAACGGAGGCCTACAGATACCAAACGGAGGCGGCTATGATGAGCGGCGTCAAATATAACGCCGAGACAAATACTTATTATACGGTCGACGACGCGGGGAATATCAAAGGCTGGGAGCCGGACTCCAATCCCAAACTCAAAGGGGCGGATAAGCGAAAAATAAAGAACAAAGGCTATTACGATTAAATCGACGAAATAGCCGACGATGTGATCAGATAGACGGAAGGTGTGGAATATGGGTTCTTATGATCTTTCCCCTGAGCAGCTCACAGCTATTTTAAACGACGAAGCGCAAAAGAAGAGAATGAGGGAGACGGCCGCCGGATACAGGGCGGCCTTTTCCGTAGGCGCGGATGCTGACGCCGCGCCCGTCTCGGATCTCGCAAGAGATTATCACAGAGCTATTGAATTTATGCCGGATCCCGACACGCTGGCAAAGGACGCGCAGCTGGCGAAAGATTCCGGATCTCCCCTCGTATTGATTCAGGAAGATCCGGAGGTCCGCGCCGACGCCGTGCGCCGGCAGATGTTCAATAAAGGCAAGGTCCCGAGGCACGAGCGCATGAGGCAGATAGAGGAAAGCCTGCCCGCTACAAACCGTTTCCTAAAACGCCCCGGCAATCTGCCCTTTATCACGGACGACCCCGAGAGCCTGATGCGCGGCGAGGGGATGCTTTCTGCGGCCGTACGCGGGTATTTGGAGGGCGATCTCCAGCAGGAGCTGGGAAGGCTTCGGGCGAGCCAACTCCTGGGCAGCGGCGGAAAGGATGTCGAGGATAAGGTCGCCGACGTGAAATCGCGGTTGAAAGAGTACGGATTTGAAAGGCCCGAGAGACTTGGCGGGCGGATGTTTTACGGCGCCGGCAAGCTGTTGGCGCAGAGGCGGGATCAGATAGCGCGCGGCGCGGCTTACGCCAGCCTGGCGGCTGGGGCCGTGGGGTTGGCCGCGGCCACGGGCGGGCTTTCCGTGCCGGGGACGCTGATGACGGCGGCGGGCGCTTATTCCGGAGCGGCGGGCCTTGCGGCGAACGCCGCACGAGTGGGCTTTGTTACGGGTTCCGCCTACGAAGGGTTTATCCAAGAGGCGGGGCTCGGCTACGACGAGCTGCTTGAGATTCGCGGGGAGAACGGAGAAGCGCTTGATCCAGCCGTGGCCCGCGCCGGAGGGCTTATCATCGGCGCGGTGAACGCCGGAATAGAGTTCGCGCAGCTGGATATGTGGCTGAAATCGGTTCCCGGCGTGAGGCGGCTGATCTCCGCGGGGGTCATGAAAAGGGCCGCGGCATTGCCGCAGGTGCAAGGGTATCTTATGGCCGCGGGAAAGGCCGGGATGTCGTATCTGAAGCTGCTGGGAGCCGAGTCGGCGCAGGAGGTGGTGCAGCAGGGGACGAACATCGTCGTGCGCAACGCGGCGAAGGCCCTGTCAGACGGAAGTTTTAAGCCGGATTCCGCCTCCGACGTCATAGCCGAGCTTGTGGAGACGTTCGGAAGCTCGGCGATCGAGTTTTCTCTTGGCATGATCCCAGGGCCGCTGGCCGGCGGGGTGCGGGATATACATCATATCGCGGCGGTGAGGGAGTATCGCCTAAACCGCGCAAAGGGGCTGGCTTCGGTACAGGCTATGGTAAACGACGCCGCGAAAGAGGGGCCGCTGGCGCGAAGGGCTCCGGAGAAGATGCGCGAGTTCCTGGCCACAGTGAATGATACGATAAAAAATCCCTTTGGGGAGGTCTATATAGATTCCGGCGTGATTCGTACGCTGATGGCCGATCGCGGCTATACGGAAGAGGAGCAGGCCGTTCTACTTGAAGACAGGCTGGGCGTCACGCAGGAAGAGTATAAGGCGGCGATAGAGTCGGACTCGGCTTTGTCGGTGCGCAGCGAGAATTTCGCGCTGCTTAACGAGCAGGACGAGGAACTCGGCGCGCTTTTGTTCCCCGAGCTTAAGGCGGATCCCGACGGCATCGCTGTGAAGGATGTGGCCGCTGCGACGGAGGATCATAAGGCGAGCCTTCGCGACGAGCTGTCTTTCGCGACGCGCGCGGCGGCCGCGTCCGTTTCCGCGGACGATCTTAAGGAATGGGCGCGCCGCGAGGGGCTGGACCGTGTTTATGTGGACGCCTCCGCCGTGCAGACGCTGTTTCAGGATGCGGCGCTGGAAGAGAAGGCGCGGGCGCTTGAGGCTCTCGGGGTCGCGCCTGCCGATCTGGAGCAGGCCGCCGCCGAGGGCGAGGACGTTGAGATATCTTTGGACAGGCTGTTTGATTCTGGTGTGCCCAATGAGCTGTTCGACAAGATAAAAGATGATCTGCGCGCGGAACCGGGGGCGATGACGGTGCGGCAAGCCGCCGCGTACGCCGAAAAGGGCGCGCCTGGAACGACTCGGCAGGAAGCTCAGGCGTGGAAGGAAAAGGCTGAACGCGACGTGCGCGATATTGAGGGCGCGCATCGCGTGAAGGCGAACATTAAGGCGCAGCTGCTGCTGGCCGGCTACGGCGACGATGCGGCGCAGGCTGCGGCGGAGGTTTTCGCGGGGAAGGTCATGCGCTCCGCGCGGCGCATGGGGCTCGATCCGGAGACTTATTTCAATGTGTACGCGAATGTGAAGTTCGTACGCGGAAAGGCGGGAGAAAAAAGCGCGCTTTCGCAGCCGCTCAATCCAGGCGTGGATTTGAACGAGAAGGTCCGTGGCGTCGTTGTGCGGCCGAAGCTTTCTTTTGAAGAAGCAAGAAGGGTAAAGCAAAACAGAGAGAAAAAAGAGTTCGCGAAGAAGATTGCCGGCATTTACAAAAACGATGATACGGGCTGGAACGTCAATCTCTCTTCGGAGAATGTTTCTCATGCTGTAAACAGCGCGCTGGGAAGCCCCGCAGGCTTTGAGAGGACGGTTCATATTCTTGAAGGACTGCCTGAAATCATTAAGAATGCGAAGCTGATTGAAACTCATGCCGACAGGCACGGAGCTGTGCAGGTGAGAAATATACACCGTATGTACGCTTCGGTACGCCTTGACGGAGAATACGGTCATGCCTATACCGTGAAACTTACCGTCAAAGAGATGAATAAGAAATATATCGCCGCTGTCGATGGTATATATCGCGCTTACGATGCAAAGGTGGAGAAAGAAGAAGTATCCGACGCCAATACGCCGCCCAATCCACCTAAAGAAGCGGGTATGAACGGCAACACGCCGGATACTTACGAGATAACTATAGGTGAAATGCTGTCAGGCGTCAAGGATAATGACGGAAATGTGTATCTTCAGCCAGCGTGGCATGGGAGCCCGTATAAGTTCGACAAGTTCAGCATAGAACATATAGGCGAGGGTGAAGGCGCGCAGGCTTTCGGCTGGGGGCTGTATTTCGCGGGCAACAAGGAAGTGTCCGAGTGGTACAGGGAGAAGCTGGCCGAGGACACCAACAAGATTAAGCTTTTTTGGAACGGCGAGGAGATAGCCCCCGCCTGGCTCCCGAATGGCACCGACAGCGATGAACTTAGGGCGCTTTTCCGTGACTTTTGCGCGGCGGGGCGTTCGCCGAAGGAGTTTGCGCTCGCGCCGGTCGCCCACCTTGCGGATATATGCACCCGCGCCCCATGGGGCTACTCTCCCCAAAGACTGCGTTCGAACCAGAAAGAGTTTTTCTATTCGCCGTTATATAGTGCGAGGGAGGCCGCCGAGGCGTTTTTGGAAGAGGCTGGGTTTACTCGGGTTTCCAAGGAAGACGGTGGCCGCTATGACAGATATATTCCCACGGAGCGCGAGCGGGAGTATGCGCGCGAGGTGCTTAAATGGCTGGATGAGAATGAGGATAAGTTCACCGTCGATGTAAAGAAGAATAAAGGTCAATTATTCAAGGTGGATATACCCGATGAGGCGGACGGGAATTATCTGCTGTGGGACAGCGCCGTTACGGAGGAGCAGGCGGGGCGTATTGTCGAGCGGATGAAGAAGGAGGGGCGGTATAAAGAACTGTATGTCCCTGCACTTGACGGAGAAAGGTTTGACCGCCGCAAGCACAGTAAAATTGCAACGAATGTTTTTGCCGAAATAGAAGATTGCCTTTACGGTTATGAAATGTCTTTGGAGGAGGCAATAGCCTTCTGTTCCAAGCTCTATGAAAAAAATATTGAAAAGGCAGAGAAGGATGAATTCGAATATTTAGCGGACACCTTACGCGACGAGCTTGAGTGGCTTAATGAGAATAAGCACAGGATTTCAACGGTATCGGATAATTTTAATAATTCTACGCCTTCGGATTATCTTAAATCCCGCTTCGGACATAATCTAACCGGAAGAGACCTGTACAGAGGACTGCAAGACGAATTCGGCTCGGATAAGGAAGCAAGCCTTTTGCTGCGGGACGCGGGTTTCTCCGGCATCAAGTATCTGGACGGCTCAAGCAGGGGCAGGGGCGAGGGCAATTATAATTACGTGATTTTCGACGACGCCGCGGTCAATATCTTGGAGACGTATTATCAGGCGCTGAACGAGAGCACATCGGAAGAATTTAAGAAGGCGCTGCCGGACAGGGTGTTCGACAGCTTCGACGGTGCGAAGGAGTACCTGAGGAAGCAGCTTGAGGGGCTGTCGGAAGGCGTATCCAATGAGAGCGACAATATTCTGGCTAAATTGAGCGTTAAGGGCATCAAGAAGATGCTGTCGGATAAAGCCACAAATAAATCTATAGCGAACGGCTTTACCACCAAAGACCATATAACGGCGGCTGCGAATATCGTGAAGCTGTACCGCAATTCCGAGCTGCTGAAAGAGCACGACGACAGCAAAGGACGCGATGCTATCACTAAGATAAAGCGCTTCGGCGCGCCCGTCGTGCTTCCGGATGCGGAGGAAGCGTCCGTAGCCTATATTACCGTGAGGGAGATCTACGGGAAGGATAATAAGCTTTATTCGGTCGAGCTGATGTCGTTCGAGCTGCTGAAGGCAAAAGAAATGCCCTCCGGCAACCTAAACCCCCCTGCCGCCGAAGAAGGCGGCAGTCAGAGCTCCAAAACGGAGGGCATCTCAAGGTTATCAGAGAAGCTTGAGGCTGTCAACGCCGATTATGCGAAGTTTGAACAAAAGGCGCGAGGGGCTATTTCCATCCCACATACGTTCGGCGAGGGGTCGCTCATCCAGATAACCATCACTCCGAACGCGGACGCTTCCACAGCGGTGCATGAGATGAGCCATTATTTCTTGTGGGAGATGGGCAGGCTGGCCCAGCTGCTGCCGCATGACGCGGAATTGCAGGCGGATCTCGCCACGACGAAGAAGTGGCTGGGCTGGCGGGAGGGGCAGACGGATTGGACGCGGGAGCAGCAAGAGCAGTGGGCGCGCGGCTTCGAGGCGTATCTGCGCGAGGGCAGGGCGCCGTCTGTGGAGCTTGCGTCGGCGTTTGCAAGGTTCAAAAAATGGCTGTGCGAGATTTATAAGAGCATCACGGAGCTGGGCGTTGAGCTTTCCGACGATATGCGCGGCGTCTTCGACAGGCTGCTGGCCTCCGAGGAGGAGACCGAGGCCGTCTTCATGATGGGGGATGCGGCGGAGGGGGAAGGTTCCGTCGTCGGCCGCATAGTCGCCGCCCACGGCGACCGGAAGCGCCGGGAGCGCGCGGACGAAGTGAAGGCCGGAGTATTGGCGCGTATCCTCAAAGCCGCCGAAGAAAGGCGCGCGAAGGAGAAAAGCGCCAGTGCCGCCGCAGCGCGGGCTCGTATCGAGGAAGAGGTTTTGTCGATGCCGGCGTATCGCGCCAAGGCCGCAATGTCGGTTCGGATGAAGCTTTCCGCCGAGAGGTTGGCCGCCGATTACGGAAATGACGTGTTCGAAGGCCTGCCGAAGGATATTTTCGGCTCCGCCGGAAAATTCTCGGCGGACGAGGTGGCGGCCGAGTTCGGATATGGATCCGGAGACGAAATGCTTTCTGCGGTGCGGGAGGCGCCGACGCCGGCGGACGAGGTGCAGGCGCGTTTTGAGGCCGAATTCGGGGCGGAGGCGCCGGCGCGCGACGATGCGAGGAGTGCCGCGGAGGAAACCGCCTACGACGACGAGTCCGTCGCTGATCTGGCGGCTGAACGCTATGAGATAGACGAAGCGTCCCGCACGTCGGATGAAGAATGGGCTATGATTGAGGCGGAAGACGAGGCCGCCAGAGCCGCCTGGGATGATCCGCGCAGCCGGCCGAACTGCGTGCGTTGGATACGCGAAAACGGCGGCCTGAGTTACGCCTCCGTGAAGCTGGTGTTCGGCGACGAACAGGCGCAGGAACTGCTGAAGCGCTGCGGTCCGGGGCTCTTCAAGGACGGCGCGCTGTCGCTGGACGTCGCAGCCGAGTCCATGAAGAACGAGGGGGCTTATTTCGGCATGGGCGCGGCGAATGCGGATCAGGAACTTTTCGACGTCCTGATGGGCGACGATCCTCCGGTGTCTCCGCTGGAGATCGCGAAGCGCGAGGGATTCGCCGAGGCGCGGGCTTACGCGCGGAAACGCGCCGAAGCACGCCGTGCTGGAAAGACCGCTAAGGCGGCCGAGCGCGAGGCCGAACGGGCGGCCGCGTTTTTCGCGCGGGAGAGCGCCGCCGCCGATAAGGCCGAAGCCCGCGCGGAAGCCAAGGAGGCGCGCGAGTATATCAAAAACAGGGCGGCCGCCGACGCAGAGGCGGTGCTTGCCGCAGCGCGCGAAAATGTAGACAGGACGCCGCATACGAAGCTGTATGACAAAGTAAAGGTATACAAGGCCGCAGAAGAAGCGGCGCGCAGACAATACCGCGCCGCCATAAAGGGCCGCGACTGGGAGGCCGCAAAGAAGGGCAAGGACCGCGAAATGCTGAACCGCGCGCTGCTGGTAGAGGCGAAAAAGGCCATCAAGATGGTGGAGAACGCGCGGGAGCGCATTATCAATCAGCTGGAGCGCAGCAGGAAGCATACCGGAGGGATGCCACAGGATTGGATCGACCAGATCGATCTACTGTTCGTCCGTTTCGGCATAAAGGAGGCGGCCCCGAGGATAAACGCAGTCCCGGGGCTTGATTCTTTCTGCCGGGCGGAAGACGAGGCCGGGCGTCCGGCTCCCGCAGCCGCCTGGCTTAGGGCTGGTGTGGGGCCGAAGTTCTGGACGGCGTTTACGACAGGACAGTTCCGCGATTTCGACGACACTCTCGCGTGGCTGGTACACGGCGGGCGCGAGGCGGGCAGGCTGTCGAAAGAATTCGCCACGCGCAACCTGGGCGAGACGGCGATGAATCTCGCCGCACACATTAGAAGTAATTTATCGAAGCTGATAGAGGCCAACGATGAGCGCGTCCGGGAGAGCAAGACTTTCGATGAGACGCGGCGGGACAGGCTGCACCGGATGTTTTCAGCAGCCGGAGCTTCGATGGCAAAGATAGAGATGGTCACGCACGTCCTGGATGCCGGAAGACGCGGCGGCTACGCATGGGAGACGATTTTCCGCCCGCTTGCGGACGCGGAGAGCCGCGAAAATGCGATGATGCGCAGGTATACGGCGGATTTCGAGAGCCTACTGAACAAGGCTTATACGAAGAAGGAACGCAAAGCTCTGTATAAAAAGAAGTATTACAAGTTGGTTGATAAGAATCTCAGCAAAGCGGAGGTGCTTTGCATAGCGCTGAATACGGGGAATAAGGTAAATCTTGAGCGCGTTACGACCGGCTTCGACTGGTCAGAACAGAATCTGCGGTATGTGATCGAATCTACTCTGGACGGGCGCGACTGGGACTTCGTACAGGGGACGTGGGATCTCATCGACACGCTGTGGCCGCAGATCGCCGCGCTGCAGCGAGATATGGTCGGCTGGCTGCCGGAACGGGTGGAGGCGCAGGCTCAGACGTGGCACATGAAGGACGACAAGGGAACAAAAGGGCGCACCATACGCGGCGGTTATTACCCGATAGCCTATAACCGCAACGCCAAGCAGAACCGGTTTATCCGCATGGTCTCAGAGCAGCAGATGATGGAAGACCTTTACGGCGGATATTGGAGCCTGGCGCAGACGAAGCACGGGCACACGGAGGCGCGCGTGAAAAGCACGGGATTTGAGCTGCGGCTTGACCTTGGCGTGGTAAACGAACATATCTGCAATGTGGTTCACGACCTCTGTTACCGGAAGGCTGTCGTCGATGTAAATAAGATCCTTACTTATTACTATCGCGACGAAACGGGCAAGCTGCACAGGCCGGTGGAGGAGGCCGTCATATCCAGTATGGGGGAGAAGGTTTACGAACAATTCCGCCCGTGGCTGCGCTATATCGCAAGCGGCGACGGCCTGCCTCCGAATGATTTTGCGGCGGTGTTCCGCTGGCTACGCAAACGATCACAGGTGGTCATACTTGGGCTAAAAGCCGCTGTCTCTCTGTCTCAGATGCTGGGTTGGCTGCCAGCGATGCACGAGGTAGGCGTCGTGCCCCTAGTAAAGAATATAATGTATTTTTACCGCAATCCTTTCGCGCTGAAAGAGAGGGCGGCCGAGGTATTCGCAAAGTCGGAGGCGATGCGGGCGCGCGCGACTTCCCGCGACAGGGACCTGCGGAGTCTGGTGAACGGCCTGCACCGCGACAATAAGTATCATTCTTTCCAGGAGGCCTGTTTTTGGTTTATCAACCTGTTCGACGCCGGGGTTACTTTGCCCATATGGATCACGGCCTATGAGAAGGCGTTGAAGGAGCATGGCTGGGATGAGGCGAAGGCGATAGCCTACGCCGATTCGGCGGTGCGCACCACGCAGGATATAGGTACGGCCAAGGACTTGTCGGCGATCCAGCGCGGCGGGGACATCCAGAAGATTTTCACGATGTTTTATAATGCGATGAACACGCAGGCGAATATGGTGATGGAAGATATCTGGCTGTACCGTGCGGGGCACGTGTCGAAAGGGCATTTGCTGGGAACGTTCATGTATGTAGTCGCGCTTCCCGCAATTATGGGGGCGCTTTTGTCGGGGCAAGGGCCAGAGGACGAAGATGATCCCGAAAAGGGGCTTTTGGCGCAGATGTTCGACGATCCGGCGCATGTAGCCCTATGGGCCGCCGGCGAGACGGCGAAGTATCCGTTCGGTTTTGTGCCGGTGCTGCGCGATTTCGCCTCGATGGCGTTCGAAGGTTACGGCTTCCGCGGTTCGGCGGTGCTGTCGCCGGTAGAACAGGCGGGCAAAACGGCGATAACCTACGGCAAGGCGTTCAGGAAGTGGCGGGACGGCGACGAGGTGGACTGGCGCAAGGTGTCGATGTCTACCCTGCTTCTTAGCGGGTATGTCTTCGGCTTGCCAGCAGGGCAGGCGAAGATAACGATAGACGCTTTTCTGGACTGGATGGAGGGAGAAAAGGAGGTAAGAGCGAGGGATTTCTTCCTGTACAGGAAGAGGTAA